CCTCATCGACGTTTGCCTTGGTGACGCGACCCACCATACGCGCCTCGACGGCTCCCAAGACACCACCGAACGCGCCGCCAAATAGGGCGGTCGCCTTTATTTCGTCCCAAGAGGGCATCTCCCCGCGTTCAAGCGCCACGCGGGCGTGTAGTTCGCCCAAGGCAATTGCCGATCCTTGTCCGGCGCGGGCGGCGATTCTAGCCCCGCCCCCAAATCCCGCGAGCTTGCCGCCTGGAATCGCTGAAAATGCCGTGGCTGCGGCCAATTCGCCCCCGCTCACTTCCTCCTGCAAACCGCGCCATATGCGGTACTCCTGACTCGCCCAGTTACCCAAGCTACCGCCCAACGCGGCGCCAGCATAACTACCATAACCACTTCCAAGTATCCCGCCCGCTATGGCGGGAACTACCTCAAGCCCGATGATCGCCGCATAATCCAAGCCCGAAGGTTCTTCGGGCGGTCTGACCATAGTGGGGCCAAGGATCTCATAGCCCTTCTCCTGGGCCTCTCGTATGGTGACTTGCCTTATAGCCATTACTATTCGCCAAGGATAACTCGTATCGCGTCTTCGGAGATACCTTGCGCTCGCGCCCTGTTAATTATCTCCTCGCGCATAGCGGGATCAAATGCGCCACCTGTTTCACTATCTTGTATTGGTGGAAAATTATCTTGCGGCTGCAACGGGCGAGTTCCTAAATTTTCGAGATAGACATTGGCCGCTTCATCTTCGGCTGCGGGGGTGAGTTTTTCCATATCTACGGCTCCTTGCTGGGCTTGCTGGGCTGGGCTGTCATCGGCCCACACCATGTTGCGTCCGCCGATCTGCTCCTGTTGAAACAATAGCCCCTTGATTCTGTCCTCGTTGTCAATGATGCCTCGCGATGGAATTAAATCTTCGTCCTGACTAAATTTTTCCAGCCAATCCTCGTAAGGGCCGCGATGGGCTTTGCCGTCATCATCCTCCCACTTAACTATTCGCGTAAACGCTGCCTTCAACTCCTGGTCGTTGGCCTCCAACAACTTTGAATCGGAAGGATTCATCGCGGCATACAGCTTTTGCCTAGTCGCTTCGGTTGTCATGTTGCGCGCCTTGATCAACGACAGGTTGTTGGCGAGAGCGACTTTTTGCGCCGCGCTATCCATATCGCGCACCTCGGCGGAGTTCATGTATTGCGCTCTCGCCAATTGCTCTTTGGCCACATCAGCAGCAGTCTCCAATTGACCTGGTACTCCCTCCGCCGTCGCGAGTTGAGCAGCATGTTGCGCTTGCGTAAGTTCGATTTCCTCTTCGACGGTCGGCCCCTTGTCTAGTTTCTTGGCCGCTCTCCTAATGGTTTCTTCCTGAAATTTTTGTACTGCGGGCAACATGCCAAGCTTACCCCGTATATCGTCCAAAGAATATCTTTTCTGCAAGGCTTCCAATTCACTTTGCGGCGTATACTCGCCCGCCTCGATCAATTCCCTGTTGAAAATCAATCTGCGTTGAGGTTGCGTGAGATTTTCCAACCACTTCTCTTCGGTTATTTCCGGGTGTTTCAGCCATTTAGACTTATCGGCCATAAGTGTCTTCAATTCTTCTCTTTTCCCGCTGGCAAATTGCGCCGCGACTTCTGCCGCCTCCGTGCGGCGGACTGCCTCGTCTCTTTGGTATCCCAACAACTCCGAGCGCACCCTCCTGTCCTGCTCCGCCGTGTTACTTTTCAAGAATGAATATAATTGGCGCGTGTCGGATAGATTAGCTTTTCCGTCAACCTGCTTTTTAAAAAGCGGTCCCATGTCAGGATGGGTTTGTATCTTTTCCGCCATTTCAGGATTATTCGCCAATATACCCTCGATTTCCGCCTCGGTCGTCAACCGCTCCTGCTTGTTCAGCCCGTACTTCTCGATAGCTCCGCCTATGGACTCTCCGATCCCCTTGAACGCCTCGCCCCAGGCGGCGCCCCCTCGCTCGATCCCGCTGAAGTCAGCGATGGGTACGGTGTATCTGCCTTGAAATGGTGATTCTCCTCTAGCCATGATTATGCCTCCAGTTTGGAATCCATGAAGATTTTGATTTGGGCCTTCAATTCGGGCTTGTCCTTGATATGCTCCGCAACGGACTCGCCGTTGATCAAGTACCATGAGCGGAACCAATTAGGCGCCTTGTTCAGCATCCATTCGCGGAACTGCTTCCACTTCGGGTTGGACTCGCCATACACTTCGCGTGCCACCCAACATAGAATTGCCGCGCTTCCAAGACTACCAGCCATGCCCATCATACCAGCGCCGCGTGGCGCTCTCGCTCCCGCTTGCGCTCCGGCTAAATTCATCTGGTTGGTTTGTTGCCCCAACATGTAACTCAAGCCAGCCTCGGGATTGAACACCACGCCCGGTCCAGCCGACAATCCATATTGCGCTTGCCCAAGTCCTTGTTGGGCGATCTGTTGACCAGCCCCGCTCGGTCTGCCGAGTATCGCCATGAACGGATCAGCCGACATTGCCCTCGATGCTCCAAGCACTTGCTGCCCGTAGCCTCGCGCCTCGCCGCGTCTCGCTCCTTCCATCGCCAAAAGATTGGCGGCATACTGACGCCCTTGTTGCTTGCGGGCTTCCTCCGCCGACATTACTTGACCGGCAAATCCACGGCGTTCCTGTCGGCGCGCCGACCTCGCCCTCTCAAGAGCCTCCAATTCATTGACTGCGGCCAATGGGTCCATCTGACGACCGCGAGCTTCAGACGCTTGACGCGACTCCTGTATCGCGCGTTGCCGCTCCCTCGCGGTCAACGAGTCCCGCGCCGCCAAGTCCTCTCTGGCTTGAACCCCCATCTCACCGAGCAATCCGCCATAACCCAAGTCACCTTGAGCCAACTCCATGCCAGCCTGTCCACGCATCGCCCCAAGCAGGGGATCGTCAAATCTTCCTTGGGCCGCTCCAGCCATCTCTTGACCAGCTATGCCAGCCATACGACCAAGCATCATGTTACTCAAGGGATCGGCCCTGCGCAACGCTCTGGTCGCGAGCTGTCCGTACTTGTCCACGTCGCGTATGTCGGCGGCTCGTTGTCTGCCCGCCCCATACTCCGCTATGTCCGCTCCGTATTGAGCCATCCCTCCGAACTTCGGGCGACCCGTGAAGTGGTCGAGTTCCCCCGTCATGCCGGGTTCGCGAGTCTGACCAACCATGCCGCTACCACCTATTTCGGCAGGAGCGCGATAAGCATTGAACCGAGCTTCCGCTTCACGCGCCGCTTCAGGTCCCATCGTTATTTGTCGTATCATTCGGCTGTAGTCACTCATCGGGTCAGAGGAATCAAACCTCGAATCACCCTGAAAACCGCGTTGAGCGGGTCGCCTAACGCGACGATCCTGTCCCGCTCCAAGCACCCTGCCAGTACCTTGCATTGTTCTGCCGCCACCTGCTCGCCCCAAGGGGGTTTGGGCAACTTTACCGCTCATGCCGTTTCTACCCCGCTGCTCCATCCCGCCGCGTTGCTGACCGCCACCATACCCTCGGGCGAATTGAGCCTCGGGACCATAAGGGTCTAATCTCACCGACTCCACGTCTCCCGTGGCATACTCATAAGCGGGAGCGCCCATGATGTCCAAGAGACCACGCTGCTTGAACTCCTGCCCTCCTCGTGGGCCAAGTAAAGTTCTTCCCAGTATGTCCGTCTCCAGTTGGGCGTACTTCGGACGATACTCCGCCTCCGCCTCGTAGAGTTCGTCTCCAAGGTCGATCTGAGCTTGCATCGCATCCCGCATGGATTCCCCATATGACGGTTGCTCTGGATAATGTATGTCTGTTCCCTTGCCCATGATTAGTCCTCGTTGTTTATGAAATCCAATAGACGTTTGCTGTAACGAACTCGCTTTGCCTCACCCGTTCGCTTATCCTGCCTCGTACCCCAAATCTCGCAATCCGCGTAGTCGGGATTTCTGCGAGTTAATTCCCTGCCCAACATACGCATGACTTTCGGCTTCGTGGTCACCACGTCCGAAATATACATCAAGTCGCCGTCCTCCCGAAAAGGCGGAGGATTCACGAATATATCGTCGTCCGAAATATCGGGCATCTCGTCGGCGTTCCAACGCCACCAAGTGACGAAACCAACCAACTCCCCGTGGTCCCGAGCAAAGAGCAGGGTCTTTTGGTTCAAGTGCAATTGGAAGAAATTCTTCACGCTGTCCCTCGTCCAATTAGGGAAGCAACGCTTCTTGTCGTTCGCCAACGCGAAATCCGCCAACTCGAACAACAACTCGTCCACCTCCGTCATCTCGGTTGTTTTCATTCCACCGCCTCCGCTCGCGCCCCAAGCACCAGACTGCTTCCCTCCAGCACCACGTGCTTGAAGCTCGGCCTCCCACTCGTCACGTTGATCTCAACCTTGGCGGAATAACCACGACTGCTCACCCCGAAGCGAGTCAATATTTCATCATCCGCAGTTCCCGTCACCGTCACCACGTCAGAGGTAGAGTCAGGCTCCGAAGTGTGGGCCTTCACGTTAAAGCTGTCGTTCAAGCCAATTGAACTAGCCACCTGACCCGTCATGAACTTCTTCACTCCGACGTTGGACATCGTGTAGCCCCTGGTCACCAACTTCGCCTCTATTGGGGCCGTGGTCGAGCCATCCGTTCCCACCATGCGGTTCGCGTCGTCGCTCTCGTTTTCACCGTAAAGCCACCACCCCTTGTCGTTCACTATGAATAAACGCCTCTTGGTATTCCCCTCACCAAAGCTGGTGATCACGAAATTGTCTATCGCGAAGTCAGGCGTACCAGTAACGAAAACGTCCTCCGCCTCGGTAACCAAATGGGAATCGTCCTCCGCCGTGATCTCAAACTCTTGGGTAGTGAAGAAATCCTTGCTCACCCATGCCTCCAACAACAAATCATATACCATGATGATGCTATTGTCCTGATCGGTGCCATCAGTCACGGGCAATGCCAAAAAGTATTTGTTCTCATGTACCACGCCCACCGCCTTCGCTATGGTGTCGTCATCGAAATTAACCGCATCCATGACGTCGTTGATCGGGCGGCTCAACGGCGTGGACAACGGAGCAACCTTTGAAATCGCTATCGCCGTACCCGACTTCGCTGGATCATACCCCGGAGCCAACACGTATACTCCATTGTCGCTCAGAAAATAAGTGAACGGTCCTTGTTGGGCTATGCTCTTGCGACTCACGCACCCGTACTGGCGGGTAATCTCAGTATGCACCGCAGTCGAGGTATTCCGTATGCCGCTTATCATATGGATGCTCCGCCTGTTAAAGACGATTACTTGGTCCTCTTGATAAGATATTGCCCCCACAACGTAATCGGCGCTTCCCTTGTTCATGTAGAACTCGCCGTCCAAGACGAACTCGTTGTCGTCCAGTATGTCGCTGATCAAAATGGTTTGCGGATTGTTCCCAACCCCCGTGTCAAGCGTGTCTGAAGTCGGTACGATCAATCGGTTACCAACCCAAATTCCCCAATCGGCCTCGGGACAAGCGTTGCTCGCCGTGGCGGCGGTGGTCTTTGCCGCGAATACGCTGTCCACCGTACCGTCGGCATTCGTGTCCGTGAAGCTACCATCCCATTCAAGTGGTCTCGCCCCCGGTCGAAAGATGAACACCTTGTCGTTCGCTTGCAACACGCTCGCCTTCATCGAGTCGGTCACCACCGTCTGAATGGTATGCGTACCGGCTCCCGTACTAGTGATGTTGATTGCGGTCCCAGCCTTCGCCAAGGCCAAGGTCGTGGCCAGCTTGATCGTACTGCTTGACGCATCAATGACGTAATAAGTGGTGTCAGCCGACAACCCTGCCGGTATCGTGTCAGTCGTGCTAACCTGCACGGCATCCCCAGTCTGGTACTTGTGCGAACTCTCCGTGAAGGTCTCGTTGCTCGTATTGACGTCGCTGGTGGCAAAGGTGGCCGAATAATAACTAACGTACCTGTCGTAACTCTTCGTCGCCAACCTGCCCTCGGTCTCGGTCACCAAGTAAGAACTGTCCTCAGTCAATATCTCGTCCGACTCGCTGTCCCTGTAAAACAACAATGCCTTCGTCTTGGTCGCAGCCAGCAAGTAATCACGATTGCTGGCCTCCACGTCGCTGACCACGCCCGAGGCAAACACTTCGTCCACCCCAACGGAATAAGTGAAATCAAAGGCAGACCCCGCCTTGAACTCCAAGCCCTTTCTAACCGTGGCCCTGCCACCATCAAAACGCATGTTCTCCGAAACCTCCACCATGCCTTGCGGCAAAGAAGTTGCGTCATGGTAACTGTCCAAGCCCTTGAATCCCCCATCGCCGTCTATGTCGATGGGATCGTCGAGCCGCCCCGAAGAGCGTTGCCAATTACCATATTGGGAGAATGCCATTTACTTGATCCAGTCGGGCTTCGCCTTCTTCGAGTAAGCGGCAGGTTCAACTTCCGTGAACTCTTCCTTTTCAGGCACTAATTTAAATAATTCCTCCTTCGCGGCGTCCTCGTACTCAGTTTCGCTCTTGTCCAAGTACGCCTTGATTTCCGCCTTGGTGCTGGAACTGGTGGGATGGGCGGCATTTTCCGCCTTTCTCTTCTTATATGCGTCGATCTCCTTCTTTTGCTCAGCCTCCTT